ACTAACTCTAAATAATCAGTCATGAGACTTACACATCGTTACAGTATCCCATTTCTGCACTAAGTCGTCTCCGGGTACACACCTTTCAATATAACTTATCTTCTGTTCGACTTTCGTCATAACTTCTTCAAGAATGTCTAATCGTTCTTCAACAGTTAATTCTTCTTCTTCATCACGTTTTCCCCATATAACTACTTCATCTCCATTGATCTGAATACTGCAAATATACCCTTTAAATATTTCAACGTTAGCGACACTCAAATAAATCCTCTCCAAAATTGAAGGCGTGTAACACATCACATTAAATTCAATCTTACACTCTTCACCACGCATTTCCCAAGTGAATTCTGGAACCTCATATGTACCTATAATAAACAAATTTTCAATCATTCTAAATCACCTTCGCTAATACTCTGCCAAGTTTCAAACTCATCTAATAGATGTTCTATGACTTCTCTCATGGGTTGTCGTGGATGGATTTTTCTTTCATTAAGGCGTTTCCAGTCTCTTTCAGTAACTCTAATAAATTTATTCATTCAGTACCTCCCTTACAACTTCAACAATTCTACTGGATAATCTCCATTTACCTTTACCAGTTTTAACGAAGATGTTTCTATCTCTAAACCAGCGAGATCTATGATCTGACGTTATCCCTTTTTTGATTGCATCTTTTATCGTAAACGAGTTAGTACCAAATGCAGTATAGAGACCAACAATATAATCTCCATGAAATCTCATTACGTTCTTCATAATCCACCAAGTTTCATTTTGGTGTGTAAGTGAAAGGTGTTCTTCCCTACTTTCAGCAATTTTAATAGCTTCACATAAAGGAATGGTAATTGTCTTATCACCCTCTTTAGGCATCCTGTTGATTATAACCGTATCAACATTAAATTTATCAATCCCATTCTCAAATGTTTTATCGGCAACTCTTGTACTGTCAATTAGGTATTGAATCTGATATTTTAGATTCTCAATTTGATCAGTCCCATATACGTTATAGAGATCAGTCATATGATTCTACTTCTAATTCTTCAATTACTTTCTTGTACTCTAACATACAGCTAATGTACCCTGCAATCGCACAGAACAAGTAAAACCCAAACATAACACCAAGATACGGGTTCTTAGTTATAACTGCATAATACACCCAAAGTGAGTTAGCTATAATCCAACACAGGAAAGCTATCTCCTGTACTCGCCGATTGGTTATGAAAACTGCACCCATTAACCCTAACGCAACTGCGCCTAACTGAATAAAGTCTATCATACTTAGTACACTATAGTTTGCGCTTGCAAACTATATAACACTTTCAGTTTACATTTATTATATTAATAACAAGATAATACTAACGTTTAAATAAGATTGAGTCTATTATTACCATTAATAACGGAACTATGGGGCAAACTATGCGAAATGTTATTTGTCAGGTGTGTCATAATTAGTAGTAAGACAGGAGAAAAGCATGAACGAGATACCAGAGATTGATCCATACTTTAAAAGCCGTTTGACTGAAGCTACGAGAAGTATAGGTGGAAGAAAACATTGTAACTTTGAATGTAAGTATTATTCATTATGTCCTCTTCAACCGATGGGTATTCAAACAGGGAATTGTGAACTTAATCAGTTTCCACTTACAGTACAACGGACGTTTATCAATCTGTTCTTAGAAGGCAGAGAAGGATTAATTTATGAGATGTTGGTAGATATTTGGAAATTCAGAATGAACTGTAATTTAGAGGGTAACAAAACAGATGCTAAAGAGTATTTAAATATCTTAATGAAATTTCATAAAGAGGTGTATGGAGCAGCGGCAAAGATAATAGCTCCGAAAGACATTGACATCAAGATCCAAGAAGTAGGGAAAACTATCTCTAATATCAGTAAACCAAAAGAGATACCTTACGATACGGATATCTTATATGACAACGATGATGAAGAATCACTATTCCAAGGTGATTTTGCAGAGAAAATGATTAAAGTGTTCAAAGAACACCGTGCCGAGGATGAAGAAGATGATATTAGAGGGTGAAGACGCAAGGAGGTTCCATGAGTATATGGAACGTCCATATGATGAAAACGAGGGTACCCCAGAGAGTAGGCATCCTCTGCATGTTGTGGACATGGGGTAACCGAACCATATATTATTTGTGAGGATTAAAATGAGTAAATTAGTTAGAGTGATTTATGACAGTTCAAACACATTCTTTACGGACTTTTCTTTAGCGGATTTAGAGAAAGAAACCGATTATTGGAGTTTTGAAACTTATACTTGTTATGACGGTAAAACACCTAACTTTATTAAACCAGCTTCTCATTATGGTTGGATAGAATGGGGAGAATTCCCGATCTGTTGTGCTAAAGGAGTAGCATACATCTTCGATGGTGATTTCCTTAACACCAATTATCGTGGTTGTTGTTGTAACGGCGGAGTCAGTGTATCTAATCGTTCTGAAGATAGTTACAAGACACTCAAAAATCGGTTATGGCATGAACTATTACACGCAGAAGATCAAGATGCAGACGGATTAAACGATCATACTTTCAAAGGAATCGTTGGCTGGTTCTACAGAAGAACTAAAAAAGTATTTCTGAACTATTGGGAGAGTAAATACTATAGAACATTAATGGAGAATCTATGTTAGATGTAATTTTTGGACTGATTTTGATAGGTATTGGAATTTCTTTATGGCGAAACTAATTAAATCTAAAGTGGTTGATATAGATTCAGTACAACCTAACAAATACAATCCTAACAGTATGCCGGAACACCTATACGAGTTCCTAAAGCGTTCAATGGAAGACATAGGTTTTATTCAACCGATTATTATAACTAAAGACAATATAATAATAGATGGGGAGCACCGCTGGAAAGCATTAAAAGAATTAGGCGAAACTAAAATCGAAGTTAAAGTACTTGATCTTACCGAAGATGAAGCTAAACGTGGTACAATTAATCTAAACCTTGTCAAAGGAACTATGGACTATAAGTTAATGGGTAAAATACTTCTTGAACAGGAGAAGAAATATGGTTCAGAGGTACTCCAAAACGCAATTGCATTAAATAAACAAAAAATTAATCAATTGATAGACAAGTTCCAAGTCTCACAGGAACCAAGTTTAGAACAATTAGAAGAAGAAAACGAGGATATATTAGTTAAATACGGGGACATAGTTACGCTTGGACGCCATGTAATCATGTGCGGAGACAGTACAAACAAGAAAGATATGGATAAACTCATTAGTAAATACAATATAGATGTTCTTCTCACGGATCCACCGTACGGAATTAATGTAGTAAATAACGGTACAATTGGGGGAGGGGGAGAACTTAAGTTCGGTACAATTGGGGGGGGACATTTTGTTCCTTCTAAAGTCTATCCTCATATTATAGGTGACGATTCCGTTGAAACCGCCAAACTGGTTTTATCTCTAACCGAGTATATTCCTAAGAGAATAATATTCGGTGGTAATTATTTCACTGATATTTTACCTCCAAGTCGGTGTTGGGTAGTGTGGGATAAAGAAAACACTGGACAGTTTGGCGACTGTGAACTCGCATGGACAAACTTAGATAAACCAATTAAATTATATCATTACCTCTGGAATGGATTAGCAAGAGCCGGAGATCGTAAATCTGAATTAACTAAAAGAGTTCATCCTACACAGAAACCAGTAGGACTACTTAACTTAATATTAACTGATTTTACTGATAGACGTTCAACTATTTATGATCCATTCTTAGGTTCAGGAAGTACTCTTATAGCTTGTGAGCAAACAGATAGGACTTGTATAGGTATAGAGATTAGTCCAGATTATTGTCAATTAGTTATAGATAGATGGGAAACCTATACGGGAGATAAAGCAATTTATGGTTAATTATGAAATCAATTTCCATCCTAAACAGATGGAGATACATCAATCAGATGCTCGGTTCAAAATAATCCCATGTGGGAGAAGATTCGGTAAAAGCAGGTACGCAGCTTACGAAGTTATCTTAAACGCATTAAGACTTAAAGAAGAAGTAACGTGGATAGTAGCTCCACGATATGCTCAGACAATGATTATGTGGAGGATGATTAAGAAATATCTCCCAAAAGAATATGTTTTAAATATTAGGGAAGGAGAGAAAAGCATTGAGCTATTAAACGGACATACTATTTGGGCTAAATCTGGTGACGATCCTGATGCACTAAGGGGTGAAGGATTAAGTCTATGTGTATTTGATGAGTTCGCAGTAATGAAACCGGACGTTTGGCAGGAAGCAATACAGCCCGCTCTAATGGATAAGAAAGGTAAAGGCATTTTCATTGGAACTCCTAAAGGTAAAAACCAGTTCTATACAATGTTTTTACAGGGATTAGATGAAAACCAACCCGACTATGAATCATTCCAGTTTCCTACCCATTGTAACCCATTTATTAATAAACAAGAACTTGTAGAAATCAAGAAACGATTACCGGAGATGATCTATAAACAGGAGATTTTAGCTCAGTTTGTAGAATCTGGTGGTGAAGTATTCCCAACGTTTGAATACAATTTAATTAAGAATTATCAGGTACCTTACGACCAAGAACAGATGTATGTAGCTGGATTAGATTTAGCTAAACACACAGATTTTACTGTACTCTTAATCGCAAGAGCTAATACTGGGGATACAGTATTCTATCAAAGATACAATAAATTAGATTGGGAATACCAGATAGAGAAAATTAAGAACTCTTTGCTGAAATATAAGAATCCTTATTGTTTGATGGATTCAACTGGATTAGGCGATCCGATGTACGATAGGTTACGCAAAGAAGGATTAAACGTTAAGGGCATTAAAATATCTGCAACTTCAAAACCACAACTTATCCAGAACTTAGGGTTAATGCTCGAAAATGGTGAAATATCTATACCCGATACCGAAGAAGTTAGGAGTGAGTTTTCAGCATATACTTACAAGATAACGGATACTGGATACATTAAGTACTCTGCACCAATTGGATTTCACGATGATACGGTTATAGCTACAGCACTAATGGCATGGGGATTAAAGCGGACTTGTAGTACGATAGGTACAATAGAACACGAAGAGGAAACAGAGTACCCCGAAGAAAGACTCGTTGATTACGATGATGCACCAAGGTTAGCTGATTGGGAGGATTAAATATAAATACTTCTTATATAAATAAAGATATAGATGCTCGAAAGAATTTCAAAATTCCTTAAACCGTCTGTACCTCCAATAGAAATAGATGATACAAAACTCTTAGACTTAATTGAAAAAGGCGTGTACAGCACCTTAAGCCCGTCATGGTATAACTTAGACCATGTAAAAATTGCCAACGAGCAATACGGTGACATTAACGACACAGAAGCCCTCAGACGTGCTATTCATACTATAAGCAACTATTACAATACATTAGGTGTATATAGGTCAGATTTCGATAAAAAAATGAATGATTCTTTTGCAGCCAACGCTTATTATTCCATTTGCGAAAAAGCAATGATGGATTATGTATCTATTTTAGATTGGGGAGTTATAGATTCAGAGAATAATAAAATAGAATCTGCAATGGATTTCTTAGCTTATCCAAATCCTCAAGATTCTTTTTCAACATTAATGAAACAGTCTTTAAGAGATTTAATTAGATACGATGCCGGTGTATGGGTAAAATCATTCAGTAGAGGCGGAAACTTACTTGAAATGAAAGCGTACCTTGGTACTGAATTCTGGAAAGAAATGGATAGGATAAAAGCGTCCCCACCAATACCTTACACAAATACAACTTATGATACGTACTGGAGTAGAGGGTTCACAAGGATGTATTGGCAACGAAGTCAATCTGGACTATATATCCCCTACCAACCAGAAGAAATATGCTATTTTATGATGTATCCAAGATCAGATAGCGTATATGGGACTGATCAAATTAAGAATCTAAAATATCAGCTTCAATACCTAATTGACAGTACAAGAGCTGCCGGTAAAACATTTGAGAATGGTTTAGTACCAAGTATTGTATGGGAACATCCAGACGTAATTGACAGGCAAACACTTTACGAAAGGATCAAGCAAACTACAGCGGCAAATCAGGGGTCATATAAGTTCGGAGGGGTGCTCCACACAGTAAGCAATGAGAAGGTAAGTACCTTAGCAAGTAAACTTATTGATATGCAGTGGTTGGAAGGGCAAAAGTTTGTAGCAAGTCTTGTATGGGCGATGTGGGGATTCAGTATAGGAGAATTCCTTGAATCAGATGTGAGTCGAGCTACTGCGTACGTGAGTAGGAACATAACTAAAAGTAGGATGCTGTACCCGATTCTTGAATATTATGAGCAAGTAATCAACAAACAAGTTTTACCTTACCTTAAAGGATATAAGAAAGATTGGAAATTCAAGTTTATTAGAGATGTTGAACTTGATGACGAGCAGAAAATAAGTCAAATCAATGCAACCAAAGCTACTACTTTCGTAACTTATCTTAATGCTGGAATTGATCCGGTGGTAGCTGCAAGATTAGCTAACATTGGTGACGATTTAACTACAGAAGAAGTTGAAAATATTGAAAGTTTAGCTGACTTAGATATGGATCAGGAAATGGGAGTTGATGAGAATTACCAGTCTGAAGAAGTTGATCAAGGTAGGTACACTGACGATAACTATTCACCGATAAATTTCAGTGATTATGGACAAGGTAAACAAGAGGATAGAAGCAACCAAATAGGTGAGAACGACTCTGATGAACGTATGGAGAAAGCAAGAATCTACATTGCAAGTCCAAACGAAGCTCCAAGTGGGGCAGATGTGAGAAGGGGCGGACGTGGTGGATATTATTATATATCAAAACCACATACAAGTTCTACATCGGGGAAAGAGGACACTAAAACAACTGATAATTCTGCTAAACGTAAGCGGACTGCGTCCAGAAGTTCCCCGAAACCTACTAAACCAATGGAAATTCCTGATATACCTGACGTTGAACCAAGAGGTAAAATCAGAATTACTGGAGAAAGTGTAGATATTATTATTGCAGAGCGTAACGGGAAGCTTATCGGATATACAAAAAACAGTAAGGAATCAAAAGATATAGCTAAAGTAATTTTGTCTAACGCAAGTTCTAAAGAATTTAAGGACGTTAAACAATCAGCAATGAAAGTTGCAGAAGAAAATAACCTGAAGGTGAACTAATGGCTGAAACAGAAATCAATCCAAATGGATATGCTGATTTAACAACATATATTGTTGGAGCAACTGGCTGGAAGTATATTGAATTGCAGGAATCTAATGGTACCCCTATTTTAAGAAGAGAGATAGGTGGAGTTGGTACACTTGCAACATGGGAAAATACAACTGCCCCCACTTTACAAGTCCAGATAATCGTAAACGGAACAGATGCAGATGTTACTCTACCAAAAACGTTTGTCAAATCTGCATTGTTTAAATCATCTATTGGTGGAACAGAGTTGTGCAGTAATACGTATAGCTCATTCACAATGGTAAATACTTCAGATCAATTAACGGTAATACATAATATAGAGATACCAGATCAAGCGTGATTAATCATGGCACAGATTACAATGTACCCCGCTAAGTTTGCATCTACTATAACTTCATTAAACGGAAGTATTAACGATGCTGTTACCACTATCACAGTGACAGATTCATCTAAACTTCCCGCAGCTCCAAATATTTTTATGATAGGTAACGGAGAAGACGTTGAGATTATTTATTATCCTACAGATGCAGTAGCTAACGTATTTACATCAGTTACAAGAGGATATGGAGATTCAGTAGCTAAATCATGGGATGATCTAACAGTAGTTTCAAGGCGTCCAAGTTATTACGATCATAATACATTCAAAAATAATATAGAAGATCTTGTAACACATACTACAAGTACATCTAATCCACATTCTGTAACAAAAACACAGGTTAGTTTATCAAACGTAGAAAATTTAAAAGTAAAATTAGATGGAACACTCGCCCCAACTGCCAATGAAGATTCCGGTGATGGGTACAGTGTTGGTAGTCGTTGGTATGATATTACAAACGACAAAGAGTACGTATGTCTGGATGCAACCGTAGCTAATGCAGTATGGACAGAGACTACCGCAGCTTTACCGGTTGTTGATACTACTACACTTGTAAAAGGTTCAGTTGATGCAACAAAACTGGTAAGACTGGAAGTAGATGGATTAACTACTGCAACTACAAGAGTGCTAACAGTCCAAGATAAAGATATTACTATTGCCGGTACTGACGATATCACTACTCACGCAAACTTAACTGAAGCTCATGGTGCAAGCGGTGCAGTGGTTGGTACCACGAATATACAATCTTTAACTAACAAAACACTAACTTCTCCAAAAGTTAATGAAAATGTTGTTCTTGCTTCAACCGCAACCAATTTGGATGATGCTGTTACTAAAAAACATACACAAGGTACTGATACAGATTTAGATCCTACCTTTGAAGCAACATTTGTTAAGAAAGTTGATAGCGTAAATGTTCTTAGCGATATAACATCAGCCGGTGCAGTTATTGAAGATGCAGTTACAAAGAAGCACGCAATAGGTGGGGACACGACTCTTGGCGCACAAGCTGAAGATCTCAATATGAACACCCATAAGATAGTCGGTGTAGTTGATCCTGTATCCCCACAAGATGCAACAACAAAATCATATGTCGATGCAATTGCATCTGGACTTAACATAAAAGATTCAGTCCGTGTTTCAACCACTGAAGCTTTACCTGCGTGTACTCCCGCTGGTACAGGAGTTGGAAAAACTCTAACAGCAAATGCCGTAGGGATTCTTACTATTGATGGTGTTGCGACAGTTCTTAACAATAGGATACTTGTCAAGGATCAAGTTGCTGGTGCAGACAACGGAATTTATAAAGTTACTACAGAAGGGACAGGTACGGTAGCTTTTATCTTAACAAGAGCAACAGATTTTGATCAGGATGTAGAAGTTACATCAGGTGCATTCACGTTTGTTGGAGAAGGAACTGTAAATAATGACAACGGGTTTGTATTAACAACGAATGATCCGATTACAGTCGATACAACCCCTTTAGTATTTACCCAGTTTTCAGGTGCAGGACAAATAACTGCCGGGACTGGTTTAACCAAATCAGGAAACACAATCAACGCTATTGGTGGAACAGGACTAACTGCAAATACAGATGATCTTGCTGTTGATTATGGAACTGTTGTAGGTACTGCATGTGAAGGAAATGATCCAAGATTATCTGATTCAAGAACACCTACTGCTCATGCCGGTACTCATGTAACTGGTGGGAGTGATATAGTTGCTAATGCTGTTGCGGGTGGAAACGCAGGACTGATGACAGGTGCGGATAAGACAAAACTCGATGGTATTGAAGCAAGCGCAGATGTGACAGATGAAACTAACGTCACATTAGCTTTACCGGTTGTTGATACTACTACACTTGTAAAAGGTTCAGTTGATGCAACA